AACATCAGGTGATGCTAATTTATCATATTCACCTGGCGTAGCATATAATCGTACTTTAGCATCAAGTGAATTTACTTATGACAGGTTATTAACTGACTTTGAAGTCCTTTATGATCCTGCTCGTGGTGGTTCATCAGCAAAACTTGCTTTAGCAGGCCTTCCAGTTATGAGTTTGTTTAACAAATTTGGTGCTGGTGGACTACTAAAAGACAATTTCGATCTTAATAATATGCAAAAGCTCGAAATGAGTGGCTATGTAAATGGTTCTTATGGTCACAAGATACTTTCTGTGAATACTATTCATGGTGATTTAAATCTTGTAAAAGAGCCTTTATTTAGGCAGTTCTCAAGTGCGTACATGATGATAGTTGACATGCAGCAAGTGGCTTATCGTCCACTTTCTGGAAATGGAATAAATCGTGACACACACATTATAACTAATGTTCAGCAAGCAGATGAAGATTTACGTAAAGACATGATCGTAACTGAAGCAGGTCTTGAAATAACTCTTCCTGAATCACATTGTTTGTATAACTTTGAAGCTATAACATAAGGAGATAATGAATAATGAGAAGTGACGTTATAAATAAAAGTAGTGGAAGCTATGGTGAAAATAATAAAAAGATCATTACGTGGGCAAGTGGAGATTTGTCTTTAGCTGCTGCTGATTCAGGATCATTTGTAGAAATGGATACTGAACTAGGAGCTAATGCTACAGCAACTCTTCCAACTGCTTCAACTAGTCTTGGAGTTAATTTTAAATTCTTTTATAGTGCTGCACATGATGCAAATTATGCTAGAATTATAAAAACTCAAGCAACAGGGCAATTCTTTGAAGGATGCGTATTGCATCACGATTCTAGTGCTGCCAATGTAACAAATGACATACAAGCCGATGGAGATAGCAATTTCATTTTAACAATAAATGATGATGTTGAACCAGGTTCTTTTGTTGAAGTTGTTTGTAATGGAAAGTACTGGTTGGTTTCTGGCGTAATAACTGCTACTGCAGCTCCAGCTTTCAGTGACTCATAAACCTAAATAAATAAAGGTTAACAGTATTGCTTACTGTGGGGCAGGTCGTATAAAGGGCTTGCCCCAAACAAGCTAATAAGAATTATGATTATTAAAGCAATTATATTAACAACTCTTTTAGCAAACGAACCTACTATCGTTGCAATGCCTCCTGAAAAACCAAAATTAGAAAGAAGGCGTAGAGGTAAACAGAACAAAGGTAGGAAGCGTGGAGGTAATGGTTTAAGATAATGGCTAGAGATTATGATGATGAATATAATAAGTTTCAAAAAGACAAAACTGCATATCGTGCTAAGCTTAATAAATATAATAGAGACAAAGGTACATATGGAAATGGTGATGGATTAGATGCATCACATAAAGATGGTAAGATTGTAGGTTTTAAAGATTCTAGCAAAAACAAAGGTAAAAAGGAAAAAAGTAGATTGAAAGGATCAGAAAGAAAAAAATATGAAGATGGTGGTTATAATAAATATCCAGAAGGTGGTAATCTTTATGGAAAGTCTCATGATGATGGTGGTATTAAAATTGAGGCAGAAGGTGGTGAATTTATAATAAAAAAAGATTCTGTAAATCAAGCTACAATAGATACATTAGAATATATTAACAAGCATGGAGATGTGCCAATGTCTGATGCTAGAAACAGGAGAAAAAAGTAATGGCATTTAAAAAAGCAAGAAAAAAATTAGAAGAAGCAATAAAAAAAGCACGTCTTAAAAAAGCTTATAAAAAAGAAGGAATGGATAAAAAAGCTGCTAAAGCTAAAAAAGGCTCAAGTGGAGAAGAGCGTTTGGCTGAAGCAAGGTATAGTGATGGTGGTAAAGTAGAAAGCAATGACATGTTTTCTTTTCCAACAAAGGATGCAAGAAACAGATGATGAAAAAAAAGAAATATTATGGTGGTGGAATGACTTCTAAGATGTATGAATATGGTGGAAGTGTTGATCCATTTTCTAGTAAAAATCCTGAAGGTGTTCCAATAACAAATGCACAGGAACGTACACAAAAAATGGCTATGGGTGGCATGATTGATGATAGTGAGAAAAAAACATTAAAGAAGCATAGTAGTCATCATAGTAAAAAACATATGGATGAAATGAAAAAAGATATGGATAAAGGAAGTTCTTTTACTAAAGCCCATAAAAAAGCATTAAAAAAAGTAGGTAAGTAGTATGTCTATAGTATATTTTTGTCATAAATGCAATAATAAGGTAGAGTGTGCAACAAAAGCAGAGATGATATGTGCATGTGGAAACCATGCAAAAGATCATGAAGATACACGTAACCATGTTAATATGCGAAATACTTGGTCTAAAACAACTAAAGTTGAGTTTAATACTACCACAATAGATGAGTCAATTAAAAGGATGAATAAATAATGGCTGAAACTACTTTAGCATTACAAATACAGAATTTAGTTGGTGGAGCTACCCTTGATCAAGATTTTTGTGATGATATGGCTACTGAGGCATGCAAAGATATTATAAATCAATTGCCAGAGGAATTAAAAGAAAAGTGTGCTACAAGAAGTACATTAAATAATTCTGCAACTACTCTTGATTTAGACGGCAAAGGCGATATTTTACATATTGTGCGTTTATCTGCCGATTCTGGTGGTTATCAAATACCTTGTAGAAAAATACCTTCAATGTATGGAGATCTTTCAAATGATCCAAATGATTTAAATTATTATGCAACTGCAAGCGATCCAGTTTATTGGACTGCTGCAAATTCATCAGGAAATCCTACATTGTTTGTAAAGCCTTTACCAACAGCAAATCAGCCAGCATATGTTCATCATGTTACATATCCTACAGTAAATGTAGATGCTAGTTCAACTGTAGAAATAGCAAATTTTCCTGACGAAGCAACTCACCTTGTGGTTTTATATGCTGCTTCAAGGCAATTATTAAAATTTCAAGCAATAATGACTGCTAGTTGGAATAGTGATATTACTACGGCTCTTGGTGCTATTACAACAGAGCTAAATAAAGCTGATGATATAATAAATACAGCACATGGAAAAGTTGGAAATTATTATACAGATATAGCTGAGCTTGAAAATGCAGATCTATGGGATGATACTAATAAAAGATTTGATGAGGTAAAGTTATCACTAGAAAATGCTATGAGCCTAATAGGTTTTACTACTACTGGTGATAAGTATAATGCTAATTATGATTTAGAAGCTAACATGGCTGATATTGACGCTGAACTTGCAAGTGCTACAACTCAGATAGCTGCTGAAGACACTGAGCTTGGTAGTGCATACATTCAGTCTGGAAGTGCAAGAATGCAACAAGCACAAACACAAATGAATGCTGTATCAACTCATCTTAGCACAGCTCAAACAGCAATGAGTGAAATAAATGGTTTAATTCAAAAACATAGTTTACCTCTTGCAGGAGTTCCACAGTATATGTCAACAGCTTCAGGATATATTTCTCAAGCAAGTGGGTATGTAGCTGAGGCAGGTGCAAGGCTACAGCAAGATGTAACTAAATATCAATGGTATGGAGATCAATATACAAAATTATTTTCAGAATATACTCGTGGACTTGGAGTGTTGAAAGGAGCTTAAATGACAGTTAAAACTGTATTTTCACAATTAGAAAAATTATTTGGAAGAAATTCTGAAGCATATCTTATACAATTGTTAAATGATGGTTTAATGGATATAGCTAATAAAAAAGGTGGATACACTGTATCTGCTACTACAGATTTAGAAAAAAATAAAAGATGGTATGATCTTCCAGAAAAAGTATTAAGCATAGAAAGAGTAGAAATACTTGATACTAATAATAGATATATATTAGTTCCTAAGCTTACTGACCCACATAAAATACTTAGAGCAGATACTGATATATCTGATGATACGCTTAAATAGGAGATAGTATGGCAAACAGAACATATCCAAACGATTATTTTGCATGGTATAATGATGATCAAAGATTGGCTATTTTATGTCAAGATACTACATCTACATCAAGCGAAAGAACCTCAGAAAAATATGATACATTTCAAGATAGTGGAAATTTAAGTGGCACTATAACTGATGCTGATTGTGCGAGTGGAAGTACAATAACTTTTACAAGTGCTTCTCATGGTCTTGCTACAGGAGACAGAGTTAGTATATCAGGAACAACTAGCTTTAATGACAGTGCATTAGCAAGTCAAAGTGTAACTGTTGTAGACTCAGACACCTTTACAATGTCAAAGTCTTCATCAGGATCAACAACAAATGAAACAGGTACTTTTACTTCATTATTTATTGATAATGGTTTAAGAATGACTTTTAAGTCAAAGTATGAAACTGTTACGGCAACTAGTGAAAATTTAGACACTGATATTGGATTAGACACAAGTCTTCATCCTCAAATAGTTTGTTACATGAAAGCAAGGTTATATGAAGATCAAGGAAATTTTGAACAAGCAAATTATTTTAAAAATATGTACGAAAGCCAAATGATGAAACAAAAGTCAAGGAAGTCTGGAGTTCGTGGTTTAGCTGTACCAACTTTATAAAGGATATATATGTCTTCTACTTCAACGACATGGACAACAGATACAAATACTAAGTCAGGAACTGTACAGGTATATGAAACTAATATATCTGTTTTAAAGATAAATAGTTTAGAAAGTGGTGATGCTGTATTAGAATTATTTGCAGATCAAGGAGATGACAACGCAGATAAGTGGAGAATGTGGGCTAGTGCAAGTGACAATGATTTACATTTTTCAAATTATACAAGTGGAGCATGGGTAGATAAATTAGTAATAGCAGATAGTGGTACTATAACCATAGGTGGAGATTTAGATGTAGATGGAACTACTAATTTAGATAATACAGATATAGATGGTACTCTAGTTGTAGATGGTACAAATATATCCTTAGATTCAACAACAACTTTAAATATAGATAATTCTAATACTTCCAATGGTATAACAATTGGTACTGCAACAAGTAGTGTTCCAATATCTATTGGGCATACAACATCAGTTGTTACTATTAATGATGAATTAGATGTAACTGGAACTGGTA